CGTTCCCGCGTCTAATAACTGACGGAGAGCCGCAGTTGCAGTACGGCTCAATCCGCCAATCATATGAATGAGTCCTAATCCGTAAAATCCTAGTCCTGGCAGAAATTTGAAGTGGACGAAATATTGGACTTTAGTTTTCTTAGGGTCATTGGGCGCGAAGTTTCGTCTAATAGACAAAACTTTCCGACTACCTTCCTCGATTGTAACGATGTAAGGTAATTTTATTCCAGTTGGTTCTCCGTTGGGACCAACATCTTCGAAGCCTTCTAAATCTAGATTAACGTGGCATTCTAGAAGTGTGTATAAAGCTTCCGTTCTTTGTGTCTTGGTGATTCCTTCTAACTCTCTCTCTTTTTCTTCAAGTTTATTTGTAACTGTACCTGTAGGTTTTGTTAATTCTATATCAGAATAAAAACCTGTAACTTGTTGCTTACGCAATTCGTTTTCAGACATTTTAATAACATGAATGACCGCTTCCGCATCATCTAATGAGGTAGCTGTATACGGAACGACCAAATCATCGGCAGGAATAAACTTTGAAACAGCTCTTCCTACTAAATCGTCAAAATAAACTTTTTTAAATGTAGAACCTGAGAGAGGTAGATAAAATAACATCTGGTCAAATTCGGGTTCGTATTCTTTCATTTGATCCATCAGTTGATAATTCATAAAGTTTTTAACTCTCTGAGCTTGTTGTTCCTTTGCAGGATTACTCGCGCCCATTACTTGAGTTCGTACCGGCCCGTCAGCTGGTAATAATTCTTTATAAGCTAGTGCTTGAAACTGTGTGACAGCTTCTGCAAGAACTGGGTGAGTTGCACCACTTGCTCCTTGGAAAGGCTCGGTTCTATTCGTGTATTTAAATCCTAAAAGATCTAAACCAGTAATATAAGCTTTTTCCCATTCAGCTCTTGAAAATTTGTATTCTTGATAATCGTTTTGTAATTGACCACCAATTGGATCTGTAACATCTTCAGGAAGAAGATCATTTAAGTTTGCGTAGTGATCACCTTGTTCAGGCATCTGCATAGCATTAGGATCGAAGTCAATTGTTGCACCTTCGTCATCCTCAGTTATTTCTACAGGTCCTTTGCCTAATTCTTCCGCAACATCAACTTCTTCCATATTCTCAGTTACAACTTCGTCTTCTGGACGTTTAATGTTCGGGAGAGTTTTATCGATTTCTGCCATTTAAATTCTCCTATACCTTCTTAACTTGTTTTGGCTTAACTTTCAACCCCTGTGATAATGGCCCCTTTTTAGGTGGAACTGCCCACCATTTAAAACCCGGATTCTGCGCAACCAGAGTTGGGTTTTTCTTTTTAGGTTTATTTTTTATCATTGTTTCTCCTTATTTTGTCCAAATCTTGTAAGATCTTTTTACAGCATCCCAATCAAGATTTTTATTTTTATATTGTTTCATTAATTTTTTCATTTTTTCTTGTGCTTCTTTTAATTCATCTGGATCAACCTTCTTTACACCAGCTATACCACCACTTGACATTTTAGATACTCCTCCAGCTATTCCAATTTTATCTGAAAGATCCATTCCTCCAATTTTATAAATTTGTTGCCATTTATCTTTGATACCTTGTTCACCTCCAAAGCCAACAGCATCCCAATCAAAACGTTCTCCTGGTTTAAGACTATAAGCTTCCATAGGGTCTCCCCACGAAGTTGTTCTATATTCATCCATTGCTTTATAACGATCTTTTTGTTTTTGTTTTTCTTTAAAATCACTTGGTGTTTGTTGTTTAATTTGTGCTGGAGATAAATCCCATTCTAAACCAAAAAATTTATTTTTAGATTTATGGTCTTCTTTTCTTTGATCCATTAAAGCGGTTTGTCTTTCGTCTGCAATTTGATATGCTTCATATTCAGGAGTGCCTGGTTTAATAGAAGGTTCTAAATCTTTAAGTATTTTTGCTTGAGCGTTTAAATCTTTTTCCCAATCAGCTACATTTGCATAGAGTGTCATATTTGCGTTTATAAGATTATATTTATCTAATTCTTCACCATACCTAGATTTAGCATCTGCATATTTTGCAGCTAAATTTACTTTTCCAGATGGATCCCATCTAGTTCCAATTTTTTCTTTTTCAATTAATTTTTCTGCGCCACCATACCAAGGTACATCTTCAGGTCTTCCTTTAAGTGCTCCAGGTATTAATGTTTCTGCAAAAGCTTGTTCGTGATTATAACCTTTACCTCTGTAGTAATCATAAACTACTCCTTCAACAGCAGCTTCAATTGCATAACCAATTGGGGAACCTAGACCAGTCCATTTAAAAGCAGTTGCTAACCCAGCTGCTCCTGCTTGTACTCCTTGTCTTACCAATTTACCAATTTTAGGAAGTTGTTTTGCTACATCAAATGCTTTTTTTTGTCTTTTTATTGCAGTAGGGTCTCCCTTTCTCGCTTGCGCTTTTGTTTCTTCTACATCTTTAATGTAACATTCAAGAGTTTCTCCAGCACCACTTGCTTTAGCACAACGATAGCCCATTCTTTTAAGAATCTTCATTTGTTCTTTGTCTGACATTTTTGGAAATTTTTCTTGTTGTAAACTTGTTTCTAAAGATTTTACTAAATCTGTTTTTTTAGTAACAACAGGAGTTTTACTTGAAAATTTAATTTTTCCTGCTTTATCAGCAGTAATGCTAACATCATCTAAATAATTTCCATATTTTTTACTAAAATTATTTTTTAAATCTTGTATTTCTTGAAATATAACTTTTTGATTTTCGGGAGAAGCATTTTCATACCTTTTTAACAATTTGTTCATTGGTTTATCAAATTGTCTATTTTTTATCTCAACGTTAAATGTTTCTGTAGTAGGAGATAATTTAATATATTCTATTTCATCTGCATAACCTAAATCAATCAAAGAAGAAGGTATTTTATGATCATACATAATTTTTTCATTAATATTCCAAAGTTTTTTAGCATCTTTAATTTTTCCAGCACTTGCTAATTTAATAGCGTTTTCAGCTTCTATAAACTGAGATTTATATTTAGGATCAACAACATCTTTTAAATAATGTAAAAGCTCAGCTGTACCTGATCTCGGATTTCTAAAAGTCTGAATGTTTCTATATAAATCTTCTCCTATTTCTTTAAAAATTAATCTTGAAATAGGGCCATGAATTCTTTTGTCTAAATTATATTTTTTTAAAAGCTCACTATTTTTTAAAATTTTTCTTGCTTCTTGTTTAACTTGTGCAGGGCCACCTGATAAAGCTTGTTTAAATTCATTAGTAATTTTTTTTCGTACATCATCATTAAAATTATAAATAACAGTAGAAAAAATATTATCTCCTAAAGTTTTAGTTAATCGTGATGTTCCTCCACCTGCTCCTCCACCTGCTTTTATTCCCAAAATATTTGAATTAAAATCCGCACTAAAACCTGAAGGTAAATTATTTTTAATTGCTTGTATAAAAGAATGATTGTTTCCAAATCTTTTAATAAAAGCTTTTTTAAATTTTTGAGGATCATCAAATTTTTCAGCGTTTTTAGTTAACCATTTTTCTGCCTTGTCATAATCCTTTGTCATTTTGTTTGATTTAATCTGAGTGGGACTACCTTCAAGTCTTGCCTTTGTTCTTCCCTCTTCTGCAAAGTTTTCTTTTTCATCAAAAATATCTAATACAAATTCTGTATCTTCTCCTAATTTATCAGCTATGTATTTTATCCCTGCTGCATCTTTTTGCAGTTTAACAAAAGCTACTGCCAAACTATCACTTAGCATTCCTTTCTTAAATCTAACTTTCCCAGTTTTACCATATTTCTTTAAACTTTTTTGAGATTTAGGTGTTCTCATTAAATATTCCATATCATCTTCAATATCAGCTTTTTGGATAATCTCTGCAAGAGTGTCCCAAGTTTTTTCTTTTTGTTCTATTTGAAGTTTGGTTAAACCTGAGGGAGAAACAAATCCTCTATCTCTAAACCCGATTCGTCCACCACCTGCTTTTGGATTACGTTGACCAAACTCGAATATAGCTTGTTGATCCGTCATTGGTGGTATAGGTGCCTCAGAAGCAGGGAACACGGTTCCCGGACCAAACTTGTCGTCTATAGTTTTAATTGCTTCGTCTAATTCTGGAGTTGTATTTAGTGCTACGTACTTTTCCCATTCACCCGCACTATTTTCTGAAGAGGCATGTCGTTTTAACCAGCCTTGCGCTTTTGCGTAATCGGATATTTTCATTATTCACCCAACATTCCTGCAAGACCACCGGATGCGTTTTTAGTTCTAAAAGATTTTTTTTGTGCTGCAATAACGTCATCAGGGCCCATACCTTTGTTTATCATAATTTCTGCTTCATCAATTGAAGCCATTACTTCAGCTTGTCTTTGTGCATTAGGATCATAGACTATATAGTCTAAAAGTTTATCATCAATTCTATTACCGTATTTTTGTATAATTTGTTTTTGAACGTCTGTTGCTTTATTAAAATCTAATCCAATTCTACTTGCAATTTCTATTAATTTTTTTACTACCATACCACCAGCAAAACCTATTCTACCACCGAATGCTTTTTTCTCAATTTCATCAATGTAATCCAAGTCATCCCTTGCTGGTCCATGTTTTTTTTCTATATAATCTATTTGTTCCGTAGGATCTTCATTAATTTTTCTAGCTCTTCTTTTCTTCTTAATTGATTCAACTATTTCTTTAACAGTAACTTGATCTTTTCCTACCGCATATTCTTTTAACTTCGTTGTGTCTGAAGTTAAACCTTTTACGTCATCAACTAAATTTTCACCAGTCCATTCAATATCGCCATCCCAGTTAACAATTTCTGGTTCAGCTTCAGAAGCTGTAAATTCATCTGGTGGTTTACCTTTTGTAGTTTCATCAGCCATTCCTGGTTTAAATTGTAATTCAACAGGTCCTTCAGCTAAATTGTCTGCGCTGTTATATTCAACTCTAACTGCACCATCGTCCAAGTCTTGGTAAACTATTATTTCATCTCCAAACTTTTCATTGTCTAATTTTTTAGTATGAACAATTTCTCGTTCTTTAGTTGCAAATTGTTTTGTTACGTCTTCACCCTCTCTAATAACTTTATTTACTAAAGGTTCAAACCAATCCGGCATTCCCCCTGTTTTAGGAATAGTAATACCTTTAGCAATAGATTTCTTAGTTGTAGGTCCGCCTAATAGTTTTACTAAACCTGCTTTCATAGCTGCAATTCCAGCAGCTGTACCACCTAATAATTTTAAAAATCCTCTACGACCCATTCCACCACCAGCAAAACCTGTTCTACCGCCGTCTGCGAATGACTTTTGCATTTCTTCAAGTTTTTTCTTTTTTCTTCTTTTGTCTAATCCAATAAGACCTGCTCCGGCCCATGCATATGGATTAAAACTAAAAGCTGCTTTAGCTGCCCCACCTATACTACCTGCATTAAGCATATTCCATGCTTTCCAACCTTGATTTGCTTTGTCTATATAATCAATAGCTCTATCGTGAGGATCTTTAGTTATATTTTTTTGATATTGAATATGAGCTAAAGTTTGCTCCGGAGAAGATCGATCATCTGGTCCTCCTACGGGATCTGGTCTTGAAGTTTTAACAGTATCGGTTCCATGCATTTTATCAAAACTTTTTGAAAAAGATTCTGTGGAAGCATCTGACCCTCCTCCTTGAAAAGGAATTCTATTGTTGTCATCTTCACCTAATAAATAATTTAATCCTGTTGACGTTGTCATCTGTCCACCAGGTTGTAATATTCTCTGTCTTGCTGCAAGTTCTGCAGATCCGTGAGCCGTGGATCCTAAATCAGGGCCCTTGACTACCGGACCACCGTACTGGAATTTTTCTGGTTCTGGATATTTACTTAAAACATCATCTGTGTAACTTTTTAAAAAATCTACGTTTAATCCTTGACCTGTAATACTTTCAAATTTTTCACTGGCTTCGTCTAAATAATTATTTGGATGATTGGCCCAACTTCTTCCTTTTCTCATACCAAACGCGTCACGTCCTCCATCATATACAGTATGAAGATTTCCAAAATCTTTTTGAGTTTGATATAATTCATCTTCATACATTTCATAAGTTTTATCATCAAGACCACCATCTTGTTTAGTGTCATCCCATTTATATTTTTTCTTAAAATGCTTTTCTAATTTGTTATCAATTATTCTAGAAATATCCATGTTGACATGTTTTACATTGCCATATATTTCTTTAAATTCTTTTGGAGATGTTGTATTAAGGTTTTCTACATACTCATTAACAAATTCAAATTCGTCTCTGTCTTTTGCTCCCAAGTTTTTACCATACTGCATTCCGGTAGCTTTTTCTTTAGCAAAACCTAAACTATAATTATCATCTAAATATTCTCTAACCCACTTAATTTCTTCATTAGTAAATTTTTTACCTCTCATCTTTTGAATAAACGCGGCTAACTCATCACGATTCATTTGGTTTCTTAATTTTGGAGATATGCCTTTTATTTCATCGACCAAGGACATTAGACCTTGCATAGAGCCTTCAAGAGAACCAGTATCTGCTTCCCCTTTAGCACCTTTTCTTTCTGCTAATTTTTCAAATTGTTTTCCAACAACAGGTGTACCTTCTGTTGTTACAACATTGTCTGTCGGTATGTTTTTTTTCTTTCCACCAACTTTAAAATAGTCATCTAGGTTGTTAGCAAAGTTTACTAACTCCATTTCATTCATTTGAGAAATATATTGAGCTTCATCTTCGAATATTTTTAACGCATCACTAAAAGTTGCTTTTTCTTTGTTCAAAGCATCTATTAATTTTGGTTTAGTAGCTGTTTTTTTAGTTTTAGTAACTAATTGCTTAACTTTATTAGGATCAATCTTCCCAGCCATTTTGCTGTAGTCGATCCCTGCCAGTTTAAGCATTTCAATAATTTTAGTTACAAGATTTACTGCCATTAGTAGTACTCCATCTTCCTAGGTTCCGTTTTCTCATCTTCATAGTCTTCTGGATGGGGTAGGAAGCCTCCCTGCCTGAATCGCATAACAGCCATAGTCATAGAGTCGACTAAATCGTCATGATCGCCAAAAGGAAACGATGCACATTCCTCGATTACCTCTTCTGCGAACTTTCTATCAGGGGCCCAAATTAAACCAGCCTCAAATAGCGGAGCGCAAGAATTGACTCTAACATGTTTATCATTTCCTTTGCTTGGTGTAAAGGTCATAACTGGAATATCCATTTGTCTAAGCTCATGGGTCAAAGGTGTACCTGATGCCTTCTGTTCAACGATCACCATGTCAGGATTCCAATATTTATACTGCTCTAATGCAACTCTACGCAATTCTGGAAACTCATATCGATCTTTTAGTGAATCTAGCAAAATTAAATTTGGTTTTGCATCTTCATTTGGATAAAATACTCCCCAAGTGGTAATTGCACTAAAATCTGCAGTCTCTTTTTTCAAAAATGCCGTATCATAACTTTGAATTATATAATTACACGTTGGCATCCAATCTTTTGTCCATTTTTTCCACCATTCACGTTTAATTAGTGCTCCTTCTTCAGAAGTTGGCTTTTGCATCCACTGTGCATTCCATTTTCCAACCGGAAGTGTCGCTTTTACTTTTTCAAGTTCTTCTAAATTCCAATATTGTGGCCAAACCGGACGCTTTTTAGATCCGTGGTCCATGATTGCCGGAAATTCGACCACTTCCCACTGATCACCTTTAACATCTTTTTGATTATTTAGTAAAATTCCTGTTAAATCCTTTTTGCTCCATCTGGTCATGACTAAAACGATCTTGGCTCCCGGTTGTAAACGTTGTCTTGGACCTGATGTGTACCATTCATACGCATTTTCCATGGCTGTTGGTGAAAGTGCATCTTGCTCAGAGTGTGGATCGTCAATAATCAGTAAATCCGCACCACGGCCCGTGATGGCTCCGCCAACACCTGCTGCAAAGTACTCTCCACCTTGCGCAGTTTCCCATCTTCCTGCCGCCTGTGAATCTTCTCTTAAAGTTGTATCAAAAATTTTTGCATAATCTCCACTATCAATTAGTGTCTTTGCTTTACGCCCGAATCTAATTGCTAATTCCCCAGTGTGCGTTGCTTGAATTATTTTTAATTTTGGATTACGGCCCACCATCCATGCAGGCAAAAGAAAAGATGCAAACTCAGACTTAGTGTGT